TAATGCCTAGTCTATCTGATAAAACAGAAATAGGTTTACCTCTTAAAAACTTATTAAGTTTATTAGGTGTAACTGCTACAGCAGTCTGGGCATACTTTGGTATTATTGAAAGATTAAACAATATAGAAACTAGAGCTACTCTATTTGAAGCTGATCTTGTAAAGAACGCAGATCAAACTCCTATAGATCAGGAACAGTTTATGCTACTAGAATTTGTATCAGAACAAGTAGAAGGTATGTCAGAAGATTTAGAAAACATGGCACATAACAAAGTAAACATTATGAGATTACAAGCTGATATGGAAAAAGCATTAGAAAATATAGAAGAACTAAAAGATAAAGTAAGAGCAAACGGATATGATCAGTAAAGTAATTATAGCATTATTATTATTTTCTGGTGGTACTATGATTGAACATACTGTTACTGACGGTGTTAAAGATTGTCTTGAAAAGAAAAGAATGATTGAAAGAAATATGAAATCAGAAACAGCTAAAGTATCATGTGTTAAAGTAGAAGCACAAATAGAAACTATAGAAGGCATTGAATTTATAAGATCAATAGGTAAAATAAACTAATGAGTACTTTAACGAAACTAGCTAAAATAGAACAAAAGCTAGATTCAATGCATAATGATTTGACTAAAAATAAACAAGACATAGAAGAACTAAAAAGAAAAATGAATATGGGTGCTGGTGGTATAAAAGCATTAGCTATATTTGGTGGTATAATAATAGCAATTACAATGTTTATTACTAAAATGCTTGGTATTAAATGAAAGTATTTCTTATTATGTTTTTCTGTATTCAAAATCCAGAGATACCATTAAAAGATACTTGTTTAAAAGAAGTAAGATCAAATCAATTTGATACTGTAGAAAAATGTTTAGAAGAAATTAAGACTATTAGAATAAGCGTTAGTCATATACCTGATGTTTATACTACAGGATTTTGTACAAGTAAGACTATACAAAGTATATAATTTTATTTAATCTAAATTCGTGTCTAAACGAATATTAGTTATAAGTGATTGTCATTTCCCTTATCATCATGAATCACTATTTCCTTTTTTAAATAAATTAAATAAACAATACAAACCAGATACTGTCGTTCATATTGGAGACGAAATGGATTGGCATTCTATTAATGTAAGTCATGTTATAAATCCAGACTTACCATCTCCAGCTGATGAGTTACTTGGTGGACGTTCCTTATGTAAACAATTAGAAAAGATATTTCCTAAGATGACATTACTAGAATCTAATCATGGATCTATGGTGCTTAGACGTGCTATGGCAAAGGGTATGTCAAAATTCTTTATCAAAGATTACAATGAAATACTAGAAGTGGGTAAAGGATGGGTGTGGAAAGAGAAACATATTATTGAAACTGATAAAGGAAGGATTTGTTTTGCTCATCAATTCTGTAAAGATATTGCAAAAGCTGTTAGAGAAACATCTCAAAGCTGTGTACAAGGGCATTTTCATACTACGTCAGAAATTAAATATGTAGCTAATGATTATAATTTAAACTGGGGTATGTCTGTTGGTTGTCTTGTGGATAAAAAATCACTAGCTATGGCATATATGAAAGTGAATTTATCAAAGCCAGTATTGTCTTGTGGAGTTATCACAGAAGGTATACCTTACATTGTTCCTATGGTTCTAAAGAAAAGTGGATCATGGGATGGAAATATTTACTTATAAGGAGTGAACATGGATATGATTAAAGATATGTGGATGAAATGGAAACCAGTATTAAGTCATTATAAAATATGGATGATAATTTCTGGTATACTGTTTGCCATGTTATTGTTTAGCTAATGCTAAATTTATTAGGAGCTATTGGGCCTATTGCTAAAATAGCGTTAGGTGTTGTTGATAAGTCAGTACAAGATAAAGACTTAGCAGAAAAACTTAAATCTCAAATTACATCTCAGATGTTAGATAACAATAGCAAAGAATTACAAAGTGCAGCATCAATCATACAAGCTGAAGCTGGTAGTAAGCATTGGCTTACTGCAACGTGGCGACCAGCATTAATGTGGATATGTATTATAGTAATTTTTAATAATTATATACTAATGCCTTTTGCTAACATAATATTTGGTACGACAGTAGAACTGTCTATTCCTGATCCTATGTGGAATTTACTAACAATCGGTGTTGGTGGGTATATAGCTGGTAGAAGTGGTGAAAAGATCGCTGAGAACTGGAAAAAATAGCATTTTAAGAGCCATACAGGGGGTACTTTTATGATCCCCTGTATGGTTAAGTATTAATCTAGAAAGGAATATCTGCTGCATCATCATCTGTTGATTTTGATACTTTAGCATCTTCTGTTTTGCCAGAACCTTCTGGTCTGCCTATCATTTTAAGCATTCCCTTATATTTGGCAATAACAATCTCTGTAGTGTACTTAGTTACACCATCTTGTTCATACTTTCTGGTTTCGATTTGACCTTCTAGGTAAATTGTCTGACCTTTTTTACAGTATTTTTCTACTGTGTCGGCAATCATAGGATCAAATACAACGACATTGTGCCATTGTGTTTTTTCTTGTAGTTCACCATCTTTATTTTTGAACCTTTCATTAGTAGCTAGATTCAATCTGGCAAACTTAGAATCGGTTGTAGTTATTTTGATCTCTGGATCAGCACCCAGATTACCAAGTAGTGTTGCTTTGTTTATCGTCATGTAGATTTCTCCTTATCTTAAATCGTCGTGTCGCTCTCTGACACATTCATCAATCACACTATCTAAATATGATCTACCAAAGAATGTTAGATACATTAGTTTTTTGTACCAAGGGATTCCTTTATAAACATTATGACATACTTCATAATGATCGTCACCATCATAGTTTCGTACCAATGAATTACAAATATCATGGTAACACATATCAGGCATTGTTTTCATTTCTTTCCTTTCTATTATTACAAACTATACATTTATATTTTGATCTTTTTTTTATCATCATAGATTTTGTATATCTTCGGCTACAAATATTACACGATTTAATAATAAAACTTTCTTGAGTTAGTTTAGTAACATGGTTCATTAATTGTAAAAGGGGATGATGCAAAGACTACTGTATGGACACATTGACAACACCATCCCCACATTTGCGAAGAACTGTCAAGGCCCAACTGGTTTAGGATATCTTTTTTACTTTATCAGTACCGATACCTAAATCTTTTTTAACTTGTTCTACATACTTACTGCTTTCAAACAAGCCCATGAATACATCAGCTGACATGCCAAGATGGCTAAATGCTTTTGTTAATGCATCTGTCATTACTTTTTTACCAGCTTCATCATCAAACTTACCTTTAGTATTAAACAGAGGTAACATAGAACACACAGGGCCATAAGAATGTTTTTTATCATGCGTCCATATCTTAACTTCTGCAGCTATATATGTATCAGTGTAATGATAATTTACATTATATCCCCATCCATGACCTACTGGGCCAAAGATTTCTGTCATTTTACCAATTTGATACATGGGATCAATACTGGTAAATCCTCTACCGAAAGTAACATCTTTCGTAAATCTAGGATCAGTAACTTTTATTAGATCCCATATTTCTTTGTTAGTCTTATATGCTTCACTCATTTAAATATTAACTCCTTTTGTTTAGTTATTTTATCCTTGTGAATCCAAGCTATAACATTTCTATTATTCTTGTTCTTTCTTCGTTCACCAGAATCTTGTAATATACCTTGCTCTGTAAGTTCTGTTATTCTTGCTCTTACACTTATAAGGTTATGATTTAATTGATCGGCTACTTCATCAGACGTATATGTCTTATATTCACCAAACTTAAATAAATCTTCAATAGCAAATTTTTGTCTTGGATATTGCATATTGATCTTGTCGGCTGCTTCTTTACTGGTAGTTTTATTAGTATAACCAGCACTGTTTGGATAAGTCATGCTATTTCCTCTACTAAGTATTGTGTCTTTCTTTTCTTTTGATAATCCTCATACCAATCATGATGAGGTATTGTTTTATCTTGAATACATAAATACAAATACTTTTCTGCTAGTACTAGATCATTAATATATTTGTCATCTTTATCTACTTTGAATATATGATGATTCATATTACCACAAAATATTGATAAGTATGTTTTATCAAAATCTAATACGTTCATGTAATGTTGTAATTGACCATAGTATTTCTGTACTTGATCTGCTACTGGTTTAAAAGGATTAGTGTGTTTAGCTTCAAAAATAGCTTCTTCACCATCTCTATCTCCTTTTTCATTTGAATGAATTAAGCCATCTACTCTAGCGTGTGCATATGGTTTATCTGGATCTTTCCATATATCATCAGTAGTAGTTACTGGTAATCCTGTAATATGAGTAAACCATCTTCGGTTTAATTCTTCTGTGGCTATGCCCATTTGAACAGGTAAAACATGAGATAAATTAGCAGTTACTTTATTGATTTTATCATCAACAATTTTACGCCATTCAGCATAAGTACCAAGTACTATATTGTTAGCATCACTGCCACCAATAGTTTCTAAGACCTGAAATTCTTTTGTCTTTGTTTCGTTTTGTAGTCCTTCCATTTGTCTATTTCCTCTCTATATTTATTGTATAATAACTCTGCTTCGTAATATACAATCTTATTTTCGGCTACTTTTTTTGAATTATATAAGTAGTCAAACCATTTAGCTTTGTTATAATTTAAATAACGATAGCCTAATTTAGTAACAAACTCTTTCTTTTTTTGCTTACGCTCCATTGGAGAAAGTTTACTTTCTTTTATTTGATTAGCTAGTTTTTGTAAAAGTTCATTTACGCTTTGCATCTTGATCCTTCCAATATGATAAAACAGCTAAATTTACATCTTCATGTAAAACTCTTAGATTACCTATGTCTATTTCGGTAGGAGAACCAATACTTTTATTGATATTATAAATCTCATCTTTTGTTAGTGAGATATATAATTTATTATTTAGATATACTATCCTCATGTTTCCTCAATTCTAATATAATATCACAATCTAATGCATCAGCCCAGCAACAAAATAAATAACCACTCGGTTTTCTAATACCGACTTCCCATTTTGATACTAAACCTTTAGCTACTCCTAGAATATCATCTAGGTTAGCTTGTGTTATACCTTTTCTATTTCTAGCTTCTACGAATTGAGGAATAATTTTAGTAAAAAATCTTTTGCCTAAAGCATATTCCATATTCAAGAAGTAATGTTTTTTTATACGAAAGGCAAGGATGATATCTCATTACGGCTACTACCTTGCCTTAGGTATAATAGAAAAGAACTTTGCTCATACTCCACTTGTAACAAAGATTAAGTGATATCCCTTCTGTTATTCTTAATGATTAAGGGCATTAAGCAGTGTGGATAGGGCGACACATACTTTTCTATATATTTAGTAGGTATAGGAGGCAACCCACTATTATTCTATAACGAAATAGCTATTTTACACAGTACTCGCATAACGCTATAGAAACTCAATTCACTAAAGGCGTGGGATTATTTTATCACCCACAAGCTTTCGACTACAGATAGAATGTTGCTCTATGTCTACTCACAACCACCCTTGAGTACCTCAGACATTTGTCCATACTTCATCTTAGGTGTACCTTACGCCTCTGTTGAAACGTTATTCGGTCAGCCTGAAAGGGAGGGCTACTCCCTAACGTGAAACTTTGAGGATGTGCAGAACGTCAATGTTATATCTGCTTTAGTAGAGATCAGGCTACTTATAACAACATCCTCTCGCTTAGCGAAACTTATAGGTAGTTTTAGGAAAAACAGATACTCTCATGTTTATACATCCCTCGGCACTACCTCAGCCTAAAGAATTACCAACGGGCAATCCTAAACTTATTAATTTAATACTTTCATACCAGCAACTTTGCGTTGTCTATCATATACTGTATTGATAGATGCACTTGGGTAATGTGTTGCCCAGTGTGTCCATGCTTGATATGCACTAAATAAATTCTTACCATATCTTTTAGAGTATGAATCATATTCATCAATTATATATTTCTTACATTGTTGATTGACATGACTTTTATCTTTATGTGTTGGTTGAAAACATAATTTATCTGTATGTGATTCCATTTCATATGAAGTCATATCTATTTCACACATGTTATTTAGTTTACTAGATACTTGATGCAAGTTACATAATTGTTTTCCATTTGTTTCTAATACAAGTTCTTTCTTACTACTATGTCTTTTAGAGATATGTATATCCCATAAATTATGACCTAAGCCATTGGTACATATTTCATAAACATAACTAATAATTAAAATAAACGATCTAGTACCATTCAAACTATTAAACATAGATGCTTTTAACAAAACACGACTATCTCTAAATGGTTGTTGATAGTGCGGTAATGTAAAGTCATATCGTATAATAGTACCATCTGGTGCTGATCTCGGTTGTATAATCATACCTGTAGTATCGAAGTGTTTATCCAAATAAGTCACTGTTTTTACTACACATTCTTCATTTGTAAGTACTTGATATGATTGTTTTTGTATAGATAATAACTGATCTGTATTACCATTTCTTAACTGTTTATAACCTTTGATGAGTTCACCTTGTTGATTATAAATAGGCATTTCATTAACTGGAAAAAATAAATGTGCATTGTTATCCAGTTCGGTTTGTAGTAGTGTATTCATATATATTAGTCCTTTCCTCTAATAGAGCTAGATGGTAGTTAGTGGGTTATCATCTAGCTCACAAATTGCTTGATCCAATGCGATTTGTAATTCTGATTGGATTTCGTCAATATTATATATTGCTCTGTGAATTTTTTCACCACGAACAATTCTACAATCTTGTACATTTTTCAATATCGTTATTGCATTTTCGATTGCAACAAGACTAGTTTTGTAATCATTGATATTGTTTTGTATTATCTCAAGTTCTTCTTGATACATCGCTTTTACTTTTCCCATATTTACCTTTCTCTGTTTCTAGTAATTGCATATCTAATAAAGCAATACGTTCTTCATGTGTTAATAAATCATTATCTCTAAAAGATTTTATTAACTTAAGATTAGACATATACAATTTATGAACTCTTACATGTAAGTCTTTAATCATGTCTAATAACATCTGAGTATTTTTTAAGTCCATGCTGTATTACCTTCCTCTTTTATTTCTTGTTCGAACTTTTTATCATGTTCGTACTTATTAAACTTAGGTTCATCTATGTTTCCATATACTGCACCAGTTCTAGCATCATATACATAGCCTTCTGGTGATATATGGAACACTCTTTTAGCTACACCAAAAGCTTCTGCACGATTCATTTGCTGTTCCATTTTGTTAACTCTATATAAATTCATCATTGTTTCTGAATATCTAGGATTAACTGCATTATGATAGTACCATACGGCTCTATCTTTTGCATATTTATATACTACTGTTGTAGCAATACTTTTTGCAATCTTAGGTGCAAACCTCAAAGTCCATTTAATCATCTACTATTGTCCTTTCAACAAATGGGAATACTAAATCCCCTTCTTTTTTAATCACTTTTTCTTTAATGTCTTGAAATTGATCTTCTTTTTCGATTTGAAATTGTATTATTTTAATAACATCAGTAACCCATTTATAATAATGATCTACTGTTTCAATATCTAAGCCTTCATTTTCATGTTTTAATTTATTCTGTACGACTTTGAAGGCTTCTAACTGTTGAGTTAATTTTTCTACACTATTCATAATAGTTCCTTTCCTTATATATTTATTATATATTATATTAATGACTACGGCTAACGCTTTCGGTTTAATCTAAAGCCGAGCGAATGCGAGGCATTTTTTTTTTTTCTGGATCGCTATCCAGATGATAAGGGGTTTATCCCCTTATCAATAAATGTTTTTAACTATGAAAGAATATTATTCAGCTATAGCTGGTATTACTTCGCTACCCTCAATAACTGCATCTAGTTCTTGGTTATGTTTTGATAACCATTCTTTGCCCTTGTTATTAGCATCATTAAGCTTTTCAAGGTTTTTGACCTGACCAGATGAATAAGGAACATATTTCTCAACATGTTGCTCGTAAAATTCAACAGTGGTTTGACGCTTGGTTTCTAATAATTCAAGGGTGTATTGCATTCTTTCTACTGACCATTCAATTCTTGAGAGTTGGTTAGCAAATGTTTCTTGACCTTGAAAGGATGCCTTAACTGAATTAATATTAGAACCATTGATTTCTTTTAGCTTCTGATACTCAATAGCTTTTTTATCCATCAATGTTTTTTGATTGTTAATTCTGTAATCTAATCTTCTGATTTCAGAACCAAGTTCACACTTAGTATTGAATAAATCATCAAATTTCAACATATCACGATATAGTGTATTTAATGATGCTTGAGTATTAGTTCTAGTAGTAGCTAATATTTCAGTTTCTTTTTGTTCTATTGTAGTCATGTTTAGTTCTCCTATTTAAGATATTATAATCTATATATTTATATTTTATAATATTATTATATGGCTGTTATCTCCATGATAACGCCTTGATGACCAAACAAACTAAAAAAAAGAATAATGCAAATGTTGCCTTTGAGGCGACATATTGTTGTGTCAGGAACGCTGGGGTTGGGGCCACAGCGTAATAACTAATGCCATCGACAATCTGTCCATTTGTATTAGTGTTTTTTCTTAGTTTTTAAGCTAGGTTGTAAAGGATTTAAGATATCCTTTACGAGATAAGTGGGGGTTTGGGGGTTGTGTACCCCCAACAAAATATGCAGTGTATTCAGATACATATTGAATGTCTACATTATTTACTTGACAGCCTTTTTTATTATCTATAACTAACAAGAGGTGTCCACGCAAGAAACCAATTTGACCGACAAAGAAAAGTCAGCCACATCAAAGTACGGACTAACACCCAAACAAGTAAGACTGGTAGATACTATCGTAGCCACTGGATGTAGCATCAAAGAAGCATCCATAAAGGCTGGTTATTCAACGAAAGATGGGGGTAGGGTACAGGCGTCACGAACACTACGAACTCCAAAGGTACAAAGGTACATGATGGATCAGTGTGCGAGAACGTTAGGACTGGGAGCAGTGGTTGCGTCCAACAAGCTTGTCCATTTAGCTGGCAGTGCCAAGAGCGAGTATGTACAATTAGAAGCAAGTAGAGATGTACTTGACAGGGTAGGACTACGCACCCCAGACAAGGTACAACACAGTGTCGAAGGACAACTGAAGATCAACATAGACTTAGGATAGTTGGAAACGCAGATACACAGCTACGTTCACTACTGGTGGGGGTGGGGGTTAAAAACTGGTTGGTTCAGTAGTGAACATGTGTTAAACAAACATTAGATGTCAAAAAAGTACTTCAACATAGTTCAGATACTAGGATGGAGTAGAGAAGAACAAGTAGAACATAAGGTTTGTTCGGTTAAAGATTGTAAAAGATGGGGAGGATTCGGAATAAATGAGAATAGCCGCTATTATTTTGTATGTGGTAAGCATTATTCAGGGCAAAAAGCATCCTGAAAAAGACGAACATGAAATTTTTTTAGGTTCAGACACTTACTAATCTGTCAAGGTACAATTTATGTGCATTGATTAGTTTATCTTTATAGATATTTTATATAAACAACACTTCAAAACAGGAACTTAATAGAGTTCTAGCTTGTCAGGTTATGACATGGTGTTGATCCAGCTGGATTTTTTATTTGAAGTTTGTGTAAATTTTGAGTAGAAAGGGTATATGGCTATGACACCATCAGAAAGTAAGGTCAATGAAATCCGTAAGGAAATCAAAACCTTAAAGAAACATAACGCTGAATTAGAATTACAAGTGAAGTTCTTGATTGAAAGATTAGAGTTAAAGAATGAACAGTTATTTAAATTCAGAACAGAAACCCTCAACAAAAGTGTTGATGATTTTATTAAATTTAAATCAGATATAATGGAGCAACAAACAAATGCCTAAAGTCGGAAAAAAAACATACCCATATTCTGCTGCTGGAATGAGATCAGCTAAGAAAGACGCTATGAAGAAAGGCGTTAAGATGAGTATGAAAAAAACTAAAAAGAAATAATGCCTAGTAAAGTAAATCAGGCTGGTAACTATACTAAACCAAGCATGAGAAAAAGATTATTTAACAGTATAAAATCTAGTTCTGTACAAGGAACTGCTGCTGGTAAATGGTCTGCAAGAAAAGCCCAGTTGTTAGCTAAAAGATATAAAGCAGCTGGGGGAGGTTATAAGTAATGGGAAAAGGTGTAAAACATTTTTTTAAAAATGGTACTGAACATAAAGGATCAATGCATAAAATGCCTAATGGTATTATGCATAGTGGTAAAACCCACACTAAAAGTAGTAAACCAATAGTTCATTTTAAAGACCTAAGTGCAACTGCTAAAAAAAAAACTAAAAGATAATGGCTTTAGCTAAATCACAAAGAAGTTTAAAAGCATGGGGTAGCCAGAAATGGCGAACTAAATCTGGTAAACGATCTAGTGATACAGGCGAAAGGTATTTACCTACTAAAGCAATTAACGCATTAAGTGCATCTGAATATGCAGCTACTACCAAAGCTAAAAGAAAAGCAAAAGCTAAAGGTAAACAAGTATCTAAACAGCCTAAAAAAATAGCTAAAAAAACAGCATCTTATAGAAAGTTTAGTTAATGGTAGCCAAAAAATATCAGAATCCTTCAGGTGGACTTAATGCTGCTGGTCGTAAATATTTTAAAAACAAAGATGGTTCTAATCTAAAACCACCAGCACCTAATCCCAAAACTAAGAAAGCAAAAGGCAGAAAAAAAAGTTTTTGTGCTAGGATGTCAGGAGTAAAAGGGCCAATGAAAGATTCAAAAGGTAGACCAACTCGTAAAGCATTAGCTTTAAGAAAGTGGAAATGTTAATGACAGATAATTTTGTACGACCACCAGATTTTGATCCTATTGATGCTGAAGTAGATATAGATAATAGAAAACAATTCCCTCTATCTTTTCAAGATAGACAAAGATTAAGAAAGATAGTTAAGAAAGTACACTTAAAATTCTTGCCAGAAGAACTCTTAACTGATAAAGAAGCTGATAAGATGATTGAAGCATTAGGGCCAAGCGTTAGGGAGAAGTTACTGATTGAGCATATTGCAAAAGTCAAGTAATGGAATTTAATTATAAGCCAGATGGACAAACACTTAGAGGCTTTCTTAAATCAAACGATTTCTTTAGAGGACTTCGAGGCCCAGTTGGAAGCGGTAAGTCAGTTGCTTGCTGTATTGAAATATTTAGAAGGGCACTTCAACAATCTAAAGGTGCTGACGGAAGAAGAAAATCTCGTTGGGCTGTTATCAGGAACACGAACCCTCAATTAAAAACTACAACAATTAAAACATGGCTGGATTGGTTTCCAGAAAATACATTTGGGCCATTTAGATGGTCAGTTCCTTATACACATAATATAACTATTGGTGATGCAGACTTAGAAGTTATCTTTCTTGCGTTAGATAGACCAGAAGATGTAAAGAAACTACTATCGTTAGAGCTAACTGGTGTCTGGGTGAATGAAGCAAGAGAATTACCTAAGTCAATTATTGATGCTTGTACTATGCGTGTAGGTAGATTCCCTTCTATGCGTGATGGTGGTGCATCATGGTATGGTGTTATTGCTGATACCAACGCACCTGAAGAAGATCATTGGTGGGCAGTCATGGCTGGTGATGTACCAGTACCAGATCATATACGAAAAGAAGAAGCTTTAATGTTAGTTAAGCCTGACAACTGGAGTTTTCATACACAACCATCAGCATTATTAGAAAGTAAAGATGATAAAGGCGAACTAACTGGTTATAAAAGAAATCCTTTATGTGAAAATAAAAAATTTATTACAGATGCTTACTATGAAAACATAGTCAAAGGTAAAACTAAGGGATGGATTGATGTTTATGTTATGAATAAACTAGGTTCATTAGAAGAAGGTAAGCCTGTCTATCCAAGCTGGAGTGAAGATATACATCTTAGTAAAGAAGTTATACCACCATTCCCTACTGATGTATTTATTGGTATTGACTTTGGATTAACACCAGCAGCAGTCTTTGGACAGAAGTTATCAAGTGGTAGATGGGTAATTTTACAAGAACTTGTATGCTTTGATATGGGTATAGTTAGATTTACTGAGTTACTAAAGTATGAAATAGCAAAAACATACAAAGGTTTAGTCATAGATATCTATGGTGATCCAGCTGGAGACTTTAGAGTGCAAACAGATGAAGCTACTCCGTTCCAAATAATGAGATCACAAGGAGTTAAGGCTAGACCAGCTCCAAGTAATGACGTTTCTCTGCGTATAGAGGCTGTAGAAACAGCTTTGAGTAGGTTGGTAGAAGGCAAGTCTGGTTTTTTACTAAACAATAGCTGTGTGAACCTTAAAAAAGGTTTTAATGGTGGCTATCATTACAGAAGAATACAAACATCTGGAGATCGGTATGATGAAAAGCCAAATAAAAACAAATATTCTCATGTACATGATGCTTTACAGTATATGTTAATGGGCGCTGGAGAAGGTAAACAGCTAACAGTAGGAATATCAACACCTAGTGCTGTAGTTAAAACTAGAGGTTGGAATATATTTGACAAAAAGAAAAAGAAATCAATATGGCAAAACAGATCAAGTTTTTAATATACTTCTTTGAAAACGAAGATGGGCATAAACACACTAAAAAATTTAGAAGAGGATTTAAACACTGTGGAGTTATTAGTTATGATCCATCTACTAAACATTGGATAATATTAGAGTATATATTTGGTCAATTATTAGTAGAATCAATAAATGATAAAACTGCTGAAGCATTCTTTAGAATGATTAGAATGAAGAATGGTGTAGTATTAGATGGTGAAATGGAACATAAAAAGACTGGATTCCCAAGTTTTATGGGATCGTGGATTAAAGAACATAGTTGTGTAAGTTATGTACAAAGACTGATTGGATATAATAAATGGTGGATCTTTACACCATATCAATTATATTGTGCGTTGAAAAAAGAGGGATATTCTGAAATAGATTTATAATGGGAAATTTATTCAAATCAACTAAGTATAGAGAAACTCCAGCTGATAAAGCTTTAAGAGAAGATATTGAAAAAAAGAATAAACAAGAAGATAAAGAGTTAGAAGAAGCAAGATTAAAAGAAGCTAGAATAAAAAAAAGAATGGCTAAAGGAATGTTAGGATCAAGAAGTTTATTTTCTAAATCTGGTATGTCAGGATTCTTTAGAGATGGAGAAAGTATTGAGTAGTCAAG